CACGCCGGGAAGTAAGGACTATGCGGCACCGTTGACTCCTCTCAACATGCTGTCTTACATGCGGTTGTTGAATGTACCCGCTACAATGGAACGAGCAAAGCAGTTGACCAGTAACCTCAAAGATTTTCGAGAGGCCTAACGTGATCATTAATCTGGCAAAACCTCAGACCGAAGCTACCACCAATATCGGCGGTACTCCAACAACAATGCAGCGAGGTATGGAGAATGTTTCGCGCCCCATCACTTCGGAAGTTCAAACTGAACCGAAACCCGATCCTAATCCTAGTGCTGTTGTACCTGAACTTGCAAGCGAGACGTATTCAGTTCCGTCTGATGCAGACGCAGGCAAGCCTGGGCCTACCCCTGATGGTGACACTACCGGACAGGAAGGAACTGAACCTGCGTTGCGCGAACAGCCTGAAGCATCAGGAGAGGGCGTACCTGCTGTCCCTGTTGAAGCAAAGCGAGAAGATGGAGAAGTTGAGGGCGAAGCTTGTAACACAGTAAGTACTTCTGAAGTACCCGCCGGGTTCGGTACAGAACTATTTGCCGAGTATCCCGTCCCAGCCCTTACTCCACCTGAATCTCATATTCGACGTGAATCTGCTATCGCATCATCTAAACCTGCAGGTATTGTTATTAGCGGATTTGCAGGTATTGGTAAGACACACCTGTTCAGTAACACTCAGTTGAACATACGAGATTCCGATAGTTCAAACTTCAGCAAGGATGAAACCTTCCCTGCGAACTACATTGCCCACATTCTGGAAGCACGTAAGAAGTATGACGTGGTTCTGGTATCGTGCCATGCACCTGTACGCGAAGCAATGCGCAATGCCGGTATCGATTACACACTCGTGTATCCGTCGGCAGCACAGAAAGACCTGTACATCGGTCCGCGCAATGGGCACAAACCGTTCGTCGATATTCTGGCGAAGAACTGGTACGACTGGATTGCATCGTGCCGTAACGATCCGATCGAATCCCATATTATCCTGAATCAGGACCAGTACCTGTCAGATGTTATCGAGCAGATCATCTAATTGAACCTCCACATAAAGCCTGCTATAATGAAGTAGTAAGTAGCGAACGTTGCTTTTCGTTACACGGTATTTCATTTGTTTGACTTTCAATAAGTTTACAGGAAACCATTATGAAAATCGCTATTCCAATGACAGCAGAAGCCGGTAGTCTGAAGAAGCTTCCGAAGCGCGGTCCGATGAAGATCGAACTCGACTTCTTTATGAATGGACTTCGTCCTGATGGTAGTATCGACATTTCCGACAAAGACGATATGGACCTTTACAACATACTCAAGAAGCTCGGTATCGGTCTTAAACTGCTCGAATTCGAGGGCCCTGGTGGCGGTAATCCTCTTGTTGAACTTCACGGTACCAAGAAAGCTCTTACCGAATACATTAGAAGATATTATCTTGAAGGTTCTAATCAAGAAGATATTGACGAATTTTTGAGTTTTATCGAAAAAGCTTAACAATTAAAGGGTCTTCGGACCCTTTAATTGTTTCTGTGGAATACTGTAAATATCAGCATATAAGTTTACTCTTTCAATGGAGCAGTAGTAATGGCGAAGAAATCGCACAAGCAGGAAGGCTTTGAAATAGCCGAAGGCCTTGCCGGTGTACGTCTTAACCCGGGCCTTTATCTAGGTGAGCTTGGGGATGACATGGCTTTCCGTGTCGTTAAGGAAGAAGTTGACAACGCATACGATGAAGCGGTTGCTGGTCGAAATAACCTGATCGAGGTTATCATTGATTATGACCAGGATATTCACATCGTTGCTGATGGTGCTGGCGGTATCCCGACCGATTACAAGAAGTTGAAAGATGGTACTAAGATCACCATCATGACGGCTGCGTTCACTCGTACTCATGCTGGCGGTAAGTTTAACGATAAGTCGTACAAGACCTCTGCCGGTACTCACGGTGTAGGTGTAGCTGCTGCGAATGCCGTGTGTGAATCCATGCGTGTGTTCTCCTTTTACAACGGCAAGCTGGTCAAGCAAGAGTTTGCCGCTGGTGAGATTATCAGCAAAGGTCCAGACCCTGTTAAAGTTAAAGCTCTGGATAAAGACTTTGCTGGTCTGCTGAAGCATAAGCCTAAGAAGTATGGTACGATTGTTGTAGGTAAGTTGGATCAGACCGTCGTTTCGTCCGACGCACGTCGTGGTAAGAAGTTGCCGAAGAAGTATACACATGCTCGGGTACCAGCAAAGCGTACAGCCGAGTGGCTTCACGATATGGCCATGCTCAACCCTGGCCTTGAGATCATACTGACTGTCATTAAGAAAGGTAAGTCCAAGTCGCGTACCTTCTTGAACAAGAAAAAGCTGGACGTTATTCCAAAGCTTATCGCAGACAAGAACGAAGTGTCTCTTGTAGGCAAGCCGTTCGTGTTTGAAACAGACAACATCAAGTGTTCAATCGCTTGGTCTGATAACCCTGACAGCAATCTGTTGAGTACCTATGTGAACACCAGCCCTACTATCGATGGTGGTTGGCATAAGGTTGGCCTGCAAGCAGCATTGTCTACTGCGTTGAAACCGTTCTTACCTAAGACCAAGAAGAAGACCAGCGTAACTCCGTCTGACCTCGTACTTGGTGCAGTCGGCATGTTTAACTGGTGTATGCACGGTGCACAGTTTACTTCACAGGTTAAAGACAAGCTGGCATCCCGTGTCGATAAAGAAGTGGCAGAAGCTTTGACACCTGCCCTCACCGAATACTTCGACAAGAATAAGCGCGTGGCCAAGCACATCATCAAGTGCGTCATTGCCATGAACAAAGGCCGTGACGAACTGCAAGCCACCATCAAGTCGATGGCAGATGTTAAGAAGAAGACCAAAGGTAATAGCTTGCCCGGATGCCTTGCTGCCGCACCGAAAGCGAAAGTCCATGAGCGTGAATTGTATATCGTGGAAGGTGACTCTGCTGCTGGTACTGCAATCGATTCTCGTAACTCCGACTATCAGGAAGTGTTGTCTGCAAACGGTAAGCCGTTGAACGCACTGAACAACACGCTGGCAAAAGTTATCGGACACAAGGACATCGGTAACTTCCTGATCTCGATGGGTGCTGATCTGCGTACTCTCGACCTGAAAGCTGAAAAACCAACACTCGATGTTAGCAAGCTTCGGGTAGGTCATGTAATTCTGCTGGTGGACTCTGACCCTGATGGCGGCCACATCGCCGTTCTTTACCTCGCTGCCATTTATCGACTGATGCCAGACTTGTTTATGCAAGGTCGTGTATGGTGTGTTGATAGTCCGCTGTTTGCAGCCGTACATAAAGGCAAAGTGCATGGCGGCATGACGTTTGCCGAGGCTCGTAAGTCTGCACCGAGCGCGGTTAAAGACCGTGAGATTGTTCGCATTAAGGGTTGGGGAGAAGTTGACGAAAACTTCCTCGAACCTATCGCATTCGACCCGCGTCAACGTAAGCTCATTCGTATCAACCCGTTTGAGTCAGCCGAAGCCGAACGCCACTTCGTCAGCGTCGTAGGTGAAGGCCCTGAATTCCGTCGCCAGTTACTTGGTCTGTCGGACTAATACAACTCAGAGACTCCATAGAAATGTTTGAGACTCTATCTGCCCTTTTCGACAGCCCTCAAGTTGTAGCAGGTGTCGCATTACTACTCATCACGTTCGTTGTATGGTACGAGATCAAAGGCGCAGACTCTAATCAGTAAGGTAATAATGATGGCGAAGAAGAAAAGTTCCGGTGACGTGGTTATTGATGTCACCGGCGGAGTGAAGAAAAAGAAAGTATCCAAAGCGGTTAAAGCGGTAGCGAATCAGAAGTTGCCAATGCGTGACCAAGACCCGTCTCTGGTACAAGAAAGCAACGTGACTGACTTTGCGAAAGACCGCCTGTTCACGTACGGCTCATACGTTGTTGAAGACCGTGCCGTTGCAGACTATCGAGATGGTCTGAAGCCTGTGCACCGTGCAGTACTCTGGTCAATGGTTGGTCTGGGTTTGCGTCCTTCTTCGGGTTACAAGAAGTCTGCACGATCTGTCGGTGAAGCTCTTGGTAAGTATCACCCGCACGGCGATGCCGCTTGCTACGGTGCTATGGTTACAATCGCCAACACAGTACCTCCAATCGTTGACGGCCAGGGTAACTGGGGTACGCCGGTATCTTCACACGCGGCGATGCGATACACAGAGGCACGTATCAGTAAGTTTGCACATACGTTTCTTGTTGACCCTATGTATCTGAAGGTGGTAGAGAAGATTCCCAACTTCTCAGACGACTTTGAGATACCGCTTTACATGCCAGCACTGCTGCCGTATCTGCTGTTCAACGGTCAGGTACCTGCGCCTGCCTACGGTGTACGTGCAGGCAACCCGACGTTCTCCGTGTCTAGCGTGTCTAAGATCGTTATCGATATGTTGAACGGCAAAGAGTACTCTGCCAAGAAGCTGGCTAAGACGCTCAAGATTATTCATCCGTACGGTTGCGAAGCGATCAACGAGCTGGACGTTGAACACATTCAGACCGGTAAAGGCAAAGTCGAATACGGTGCATTGCTGGATGCAGAAGTTAAGACGCGGATTATCAACGTCATTTCTTTTGTACCGGGTACGTTGGATACCGCCGACCGCATTGATAAGTTTATGGCTAAGATCAGCGCGTACCCTGAAGTACGCTCTGTCTACAACAAGCAAGGTAAGAAGACCAAAGGTTCTGGTCCTTACGGTGCCAAGATCGTTATCGAATGTAAGAAGAACATCGAAGAAGACCAGTTCCATGATCTGGTAGATAAAGTTGACAAGACCGTTTCCGGTTCTACGTCTTATCGTCTGGGCGTAACTGTTCGTCGCAAAGACAAACCCAATGCGTTCAAGTATCTCGGCTACAAGTCGTTCCTCGACAACTGGATCAAGTATCGAGTACGTCTGGAAACCCGACTCATCGACTACCTGATGGCAGCAGCCGAGCGGGATTTGTTTGTTAACGAAACCTACCTGCTGGCAGTAGAGCGCCTGAAAGAGTTGTTGAAAGCTCTGCCGAAAGTACTCGCAAGTAAAGACCCTGATAAAGCTCTGGCGAAAGCCATGAAGATTACCCTTGAGCAAGCCAAGATCATCCTTGATCGTCAGGTACGTCAGCTCTCCAAGATGGAAGCATCTGTCCTGAAAGACAAGATCAAGGCAATCAAGGCAGACATCAAGCAACTCAAGCAAGATGCCAAAGAGCCAGGTAAGCGTGCCGCTCGTGACACCAAAGAGCGCGTATCTAAATACATGAAGAACCCCGACAACATCAAGTCGGGAGTGACTGTTCAATAAGGAGAATGCGGTAATGACCTTTCTTTATCTGTCGTCTGATGTAGAAGTTTGTGTGGACGGTGAGTTCAAGTCTGTAGCAGACCTTGAGCCGAATCAGTTATATGACTTCGACGCTTTCGTCGGAGAGGAGGTTAAGCGAATCAAGTGTCAGGTGCTCGCTCCGAGTATCCTGACCTACACACAGACTGCGCTACTTGTTGTAGAAAAAGGGCGAGACGCTCTGGAGCCGGGAGATACCTTTACACCTTATATCTACCCTGCCAAGATTCGTCTCTCTGGTAACACCGCAATAGTTCCTGCGTCAGGCCGTAAGATCACCTTGAAGTCTACACTTGATTCTGAGACTCACTACGGTCTGTATGCGTTTAATGTCGGACAACGTGAGCTTGCCAAGCGAGGCGTTCGTGCAATAGTCTGCGAAGGTGACCTGCGTATTGCATTGCAGTTACGTGTCGGTGGTCATATCGGATTACACGCTTTCATGGAGATTTCGTAATGATATTTGTTCACCCGAGCTCCTCCCCTCTCGAATTCAATGCACTGGTGTTTGCAATGCTGCGCCAGTGGTATACCCCAGATCTGCCGAACCACACGTTCACACATGATACATGGTTCGCAATCCCTGCCATCAAGAGGGAGTCATCAGGTAGTGTAAACTACACATTGATCAACAGCAAGATAGAGGCAACAAGTCTCATGTTGGTCACTGAAGAAGGTCGTCTGTTACGTTCTACTGGGCTGACAGTTGACAACAAGGTAACGGAGGCTGACTTGTTGGAGATCAAGTCCAAAGCTTTCGATATTTCCCAGTGGGAGCAGGCGCACAACGTCGGGTTCCCGTACTCATCCATGTTTAACCCGCAGCGCATTCGTGAACGCTACGTGGCTTTACATGGCGACAACCTGGCTCCACAGGTATCTCAAGAAAGTCAGGACCCTGTGTTCAATCGCGTGAAGCGCAAGGTGCAGCGCAAGCCGTGTAACTGTGGGAAGCCTGTCTATATAGGGTGATGTTATGAAAATGGTCGAGAAACTCCGCGCTATTGCTGACGTAGAGGACAACGGTGAGCGGCTCCAGTACAAGAACATCTTGTATACGCTCCAGTATCACTACAACAACCGTGTCATACCGGGTAGCAAGAACAAGCTCATCTTGCTTGGGCCGTTCTTCAAAGCAATATACGGTGGACCTTCAGCCGTATGTGGTAAGAAGTTTGAACAGTTCGTTAAGACAGGGAACCCTATCGTCACGGATGCAGACACCGAAGCGTATATCGCCAAGCTGACTCGAAAGCAGTATGGTGACTTCTCTAACCAGATCGGTTCGCTCAATGAGTCCATTCGTATGGCCATCTTTGCGGAGCTCGATCAACATAAGGACGCTCTGTTTAACACCAGTCGTCGGTCTTTCAACGAGCTGAATGCTCGCATTGAAAAGGCGGCTCTTGGATACGCTCCGGTAGGAGCAACTGTCCAGTACTATCTGAAGTTCGGGTACGATGCTCCGCCGAGTCGCCCTTATGCTTCCTTCGGTGCAGTTAAGCGAGCGCACAGCAAACGCAACATGCCTGATCTCTGGTGTGAAATGTATCAGATAGTGAACGGGAAAGAACGCCCGTTCATGCGTTGGAATCCCGAGAATAGGGTTTGGGAATTCTGGGATGATAAATAAACTCATACTGGTAGATCAGAGCAATCTGATCTACCGTAATTATTATGGGCTGTCGCATCGCGTCGCCGCTTATCCTCATCTTATTACCCAGTACACTGTGGGTAATGTTCTAAAGACCCTGCAGAAATACAAGGCCAACCGTATTTGTGTAGCGGCAGACCATTCAGCACCTACGTTTCGTCACGAACTCTTCCCGGACTACAAGGGTAATCGTGACAAGTCCAAGCAGACGCGTAAGATTATCAAACGCCAGACAGCAGCAACCATCAAGCTGTTTCGGGCACTTGGTATTCGAGTCGAACGCAAGGCTGGTATGGAAGCTGATGACATCATAGGAACTCTAGCGTACAAGGTCAGTAAACGCAAAACATGGGCCGCCTGTATACTGGGCACCGACAAGGACTTTGCTCAATGTCTGACAGGCGGTGTATCGCAACTACGCTACAACACCGTCGATAAGAAGTATACGCTGGTGACTCCATACAACTGCCACGAGATATTCAACGTACCGGCTGATCGCATCATTGACTACATGATGATGATCGGAGACAAGGCAGACAATATCCCATCATGCCCTAACGTTGGTGAGAAGACCGCACTCAAGCTAATCGAAACCTGTGACCGCATAGAAGACGCGGACATTAGCGTTTTGAACAAGCGGCAGCGGGAAAGCTTTCTTGCCCATGCCGAAAACTTTGAGCTGGTAAGGCAGCTTGTCACAATTCGCACTGACTGCCCAGTAAAGCTGAAGAACACCAAGTTCTCGAAACCTGACTATAAGCTGGCTAAAGAAGTTTGCGAGGAATACGGTGTATCGTATGATCTCGTTCTATCGTTCAAACAGTTTTACAAGGCTAGAAAAGAAACCTTGATTTTTGACTACTGAAAATGATATAATGAATGTACGAATACCACACGACGAATACGTATTACTGGTATTCGCAATGTTTAACTTAACTTTAGTTTGAATAACTGCACAAGGAAATCACAATGACCTCTATCATCACCGCTAAAACTTTCGCCACTGAAGCCAACGCCCAGATCGATGTCATGGTCAAGATGGTCAACACCCAGATTGCAGCCGCTTCTCGCATGATCGATCAGTCAATGAAGTCTATCGATGTCGCTGAAGCGGAACTGGTTACCGCCCATGCCGACGTGAAAGCTTGCCTGAGTGAACTGCGAGTTAACACAAACCAGACCATCAAGACTTTCTCCGGCCTGCGCCGTCGTAAGTTGACCGACGTGACTCCTACCAAGGATGATCTGAATGCGCTGAACTCTGCCGACAAGGCACTGGCCGGTAAGTTTAAGCAGGTCGCATCTACCATTGCGGCCGCAAAAGAAGTTCGCGCCACACTCGGTGATAAGGCGATAACCACTCCGCGCGCCTTGGATTTGATCGTGGACCTCAACTCAACTATCACCTCTATTCTGCGTGAACTCAAATCAATGGAGACCGCAGTGAATAGGTTCAAGGCCAAGGTTAATCGCGCCGTTGCCGCAAACAAGAAGCTGAACGTTCAGGCTGAACGTATCGTAGCGGCAAACAAAACCAAGAAAGTGCCGGCAACTGTAGCAGCTAAGGTAACTACCGAAGAAGTTGGCGAGAAGTCCGAGGTCAAGAAACCTGTTCGCAAACTCGCTACCAAGAAACCTGTTCGCAAACTCGCTACCAAGAAGCAGACTAAAGAAACAACCAAGGCACCTGCTACCAAGAAGAAGTCTACCGCCAAGAAATCTGCAAACAAGTAAGTTTGCACCCACGAACCTCGTAACAGCAATTGTTGCGGGGTTCGATTTATGATATAATGAAAGTGCGAAAGCGATCTGCATAATGCGGATTAACGGTATTAAAATTGTTTAACTAACAAAAGTGAGAAGAAATATGAATGTTGATGCACTGCGCGGTTCTGTTGAAGACATACTGAATTCCGGCGAAGTTGAAGTGGACGAAGGGTTCGAGTTTGAAATCGACCCCATCTGCGCCGATGAGTTTTCCGGTGAAGATGAAGTGCCGAAAGTTGTCTACTACAACGAAGCAGGTTCACAGGTTAACCTGAGTGTTGACAGCATGAACAGTGGCCACTTTCTCGTTAACTACGAAGACCGTCGCTACGGTACGATCAGCGAACCCGAATCGTTCTCTTCACTGGATAAAGCTGTGGAAGCATGGTTGTCTATTGACTCCTGATCTGTAAAATAAGTTACACGCGGGAGCTGAATTCCTCGGCTCCCATTTTCGGAGTAAGTAGTATGACTTCCATTATCGAAAAAGCGAAGCCGCTTGGGGAGTGGATTTGCGGACTTGGTGATATTCGTTTTCGTGAATTGAAGAACCTCAGCTCTCTGATTCACAGCACGTACAAGGGCACACGCGGATCAAATGTTATCGAGGCTTTGGCGCGTCACCATGGTTACACGTTCAAACTTAACCATGACTCAGTACGCTTCGTCCCATTGGACGAACGTTCGGATGAAATCCCAGAACGCTTCCAGCCTTCAGCTTGGATTAAGGAGCACGAAGCCTCTACGTTTGATTTGTTTGCAATCCCTTCCGTTTATCTTTGTAAACATTTGTCTGGCTGCATGATGACGCTGCTAGAAGTTTACTCGGTAGGTCAGCCTATCTTTTCGTGCATGGTTAACGTCGGCCACTTCAAAGATACAGTGCGACCAGGCTTCGGCGTTAAGTGTTTGATCCCTGTTATCACATGGTCACCCAACACAGGAGGAATGAACCCTAAGCTTCAGGTGATGAAGTTGTCTCCTACTCAGATGTCCAACGTGATTCGTATGTCGCAACAAACCCAGTCGAGTCTTGCATACTTCGACGGTTCGTTGAATAACGTACACCCGATGTCTCATTTACCTGTGCCTGACATCGAGGTACTTAAAGAGTTTCACCAGCAGTTCCGTGATCATGCTGACGAACTCTGGGCAAGTACAGGCATGAGCCTGATGAATGACGCCAGCTCTCTGGCGCACAGTGTTAAAGCATCCTTCATGACGGATGACGCTCTCTTGAGCAACCTGTATGTGGACTAACTAATCCGCATACGTTCTAGCTAGATGACTAGAAAATAAACCTATGTTTATTGAATCAAATATGATATAATAGACATAGAGATACCAAGCGTATCTCATCTAATAACGGTATTTCATTTGTTTAACTAAAGCGAGTATACGAAAATGGCTAAAGAACTGACTAAAGCAGACAAGAAAGAACTGGTTGGCAAGCGCGTTACTATCAACGGTGAGCGCCACCGCGTGGAGAAAGTCCTGATCTCCAAAGACATTCTGGTTACTGAAGACGGTACCCGCCTTGATATGTCTTTGCTGTACCGCAAAGGCCGTGGCTTCTTTGCAGACGTTGAACCTAAGCACGGTGGTAAGCGTCAGCCTGCGAGTAAGAAACCTGCTGCTGGTAAAAACCCCACTTCGACTGGTCGCACCGGTGGTCGTCGCACCGGTGGTCGTCGCGCTGCTGCGGAGGCTGAAGAAAAACCGACTCGCCGTCGCACTCGCAAGGTCAAGGAAGAAGAAGTCGAAGAGAAACCAACTCGCCGTCGTGCGTCCAGCAAGAAAGACAAAGAAACAGACAAGAAACCCGCTGGCGGCCGTCGTATTGCGCGTGGTGAAGATAAGCCTGCCAAGAAAGCGAAGCAGGTCGAAGAAGTTGATCTGATCACTATCAAGAAGTTTACAGGTACAAACTCCAAGAATCTTCGGGATGCGTTTGAAGAGTTTGTACGCGAAAACATGGCTGTCCTTGGTTACGATCTGCCGGTAATCGCAGTCGGCTCCGAGTATACTGACCGTGTTCAGTCCATTACTATCACCGTCGGAGTGTCTGACATGGACGAAAGTGAGATCGAAGACATCCTGGAAAATGGTGTTGACGGTGCCGGTGGCGAAGCTGACCTGGACGACGATTCTCTGGATGACGACCTCGAAGAGGAGGAAGACGAAGAGTTGGATGATGAAGATTCTGAAGAGGAGTCTGATGATCTGGAAGATGACCTCGAGGAAGATGATGAAGACTTCGACGACGAGGAAGAGGATGAAGACTTCGACGACGAGGAAGAGGATGAAGAGTCCGACGACCTCGAAGAGGAAGATGAGGACGAAGACGAAGAGGGTGACGGGGAGGAGGAAGATGAAGACGCTTCCGGACTCGACAACATCGATCCTGAAGTAGTTTGTTCTGTTCTGTCTGAAATGTCCAAAGGTAAGGTCGGTAAGTCTGATTCCTCTGTCAAACGTATTACTGCTATGGTCGAAGAGTATGTGTCCAGCGAATGGGTACGCGAGAATCTCGGTGATGAATGCCTGCCCGGTGAAACAGTAATGTCCGACGGCAAGTTTACCGGTCTGCTGGTAGGTATGGAAGATGACAAGATCATGTTCTTGAACATCGACACCTACAAGTTCCGCAGCCGTGAGCCGGCCGCTGTAATCCGCATGGAAATCGAAGAAGACTAAGTTGCACGGATGCAGGGCTCGCCCTGCATCCTTCTTTCTGGAGAAGGTTATGTTAGTTAGTCGAGTATTCGATAAGTTGTCCAAGGGTGACGACAAAGTTAGCACAGTTCCTGTGAACGTACCTAACATGCCAATGATGGTCATCAACAAAGTTTTGTTGTCCGACTGTTATCGCTACACCACCTGCATCCACACCGTTGACAGCATGGAGCTCGTGTTAGTTGATGACGAACCTGCGTTCGGTGTAGATGTTAATCAGGTTGAAGTGGCGCGCGGAATTCTCACCTATGTCGATCAAGGTGAGGCCCGAGCATTCTTTGAACGTTACCAGAAGTTTCTACATGCTTTCGTTGATAAGATGCCGGACATTCATCCTGAACACTTACCGACAGTTGTTCGTTGGTATGATCGTCTTCTGAATACAGAAGACACCGACTTCGATCCGACCGAACGTTATCAGTTGGAGCTCGATGAAGTTAGTGTTTACGTAGGTCGGGAACGTCGTAAACGCGGCGCACTCATTCAGCCAGAGAATCTGCTAGTACCTTGCGGCATCGCAACTCATGCCGAATTAGAACGTCCTGTCATATACGACTGTAGCAATTCAGTCAGACAGTACGTAGTGTTCATTCACACTACAACCCATAAGATGTGGGTTGCGCCGTGGGTAGCATCTGAAGATGATGAAGGTGAGCCGTATGAATGAAGATGTTGATCCGATTAACGACAGTGATCTAGCCAACAACGTAACCTCTCTGTTTGCGGATATGTTGTCCAACGGCTACCCGATCGCTTTCGTTGCTCTGGAGAACCAGAGTGCTGAGTTTGCTCGGGTCTTTACCGATACACACCCGGGTATGATCGTCGTACCGGCAATCAGCTCGGACGAGCATGTCCTCATAGTAGAGGATAAGCTTACACCGGAGTTTATCGAGGTTATCAAGATGACGGTAACTCCCGAAGCTCTGACCGCCGTTGGCGCAACTTCCTTGAAGAGGAGGATTTTCGATGATGGAGCCACTGAACAGACTGATGTCGGCCCTGTATCTACACGGGTACATTAAGCGAGCCGAGTCAAAAGGCACTATCGATTCTTACACGTTTGGTTACTCACCTGTTGATACCGACGTGTACCAACCAGTGGAAACTGTTAGCGTGAAGCCATACATGCAGACCAAGGATTACAACGAGTTGTTGTCTTTGGCCATCAATGGTGATCTCAGCGCAATGCGCGTGGTTGCCATGATGTATAACGTTGGATACCTTCTGCCTAAGTCGCGTGAACATGCTCTGGCATGGACCGCATTCTCCACGATGACTGTGGCTAACATGGGCTACGCAGAAGCCATTCGTGATGTAAAAGCTCATCGTCGTGAGACGTTGGCTGCAACGACCGACGAAGGCCTATTATGGCCCAGCCAAGTAATGGACAACATTTTCCATGCGCTGAAAAGCCTGGACAGTGTACGTACCACGAAGAAATGCCCTGCCGGTAGTCTTATCACCCCGGTCATTAAAGGCATGAGGATGCACGTCCTTTATCGTGCAACGAAAGTTGAAGGTGAATGGCGTTCGTTCTTATACGGTGCCTTGATCAGAGTTAACGGCGAGTATCAAATTCTTACCGTTGATAAGTTGGCGCATCTTAACATCCCTCGTTATCTGGGTGAGATACGCGGCAACGTAACCATTCCGAACTACATGCCGTTCGGACCTGAAACGCAAATGTACGTGATAGAAGGTACGATCTCTGTACCAACTTTACTGCTCAATCGCATGAAACGGTTCTTCCCCAACGTTAGTTCCTACTCTCAGTTGTGGAAAACCTATCTGGACTCGCTTAACCGTCAGCGACTTCTGGAACAAACGCATGTTGAAGCCGACGGTAAGGCCCGTAAGTTGTCTAAGAAGGAACGTAAAGAGGAACGCTTGTCCTACAAGATGTACCTCAAACGTTTGCCTGAAAGCTATCTTCAATTTACGGCAACCAACTTGTTTGTCTATACCGGTAAGGTACTAAAGACAACAAAACTGTTAAATCATACTCATACGCACTTGCAATCACTTGGGTTCCTCACGTTAAAGCATCCGCTTGTGGAATTCGATGCGTATTCGTGTACAGGTCGATCCAAATCTGAACTTAGTAATGTACTTGCTAAGTTTAAGAAGGCATACCCCGATCTACGTATCGCAGGTTTGTTTATTCGTCCAGACGCGGAAAGTGTAAAACTGAGTAAATGCTTTGTTTATTCAGAAGATTAAACTGAAGGAGAATCATCGTGAGTACTAACGACATTCAGAACTCCCCGGAAACCATCGCGGCTCAGCAGCAGATTGGTAACCGCCCCGAAGAGAAAGAACTGGTTCATGTAGAAGAAGCGAATCCGATCGCGGAAGTCCACGCCGTTATTCCGGATGACGAGCCGGAAGAAGTTCATGAAGACATCGTAGCGGATGAGCCTGAATCTGAGGTTGAAGAAGAAATCTCTCTGGAACAGGAAATCGCCGCTCTTGATTCTCTACCGGAACTGTTACGTGACATCGTGGTTGAGCATGAAGCCACTTACAACCGTGTAAACATCGTTCCCACTCTTAGTCTGGTGCTGGACGTGGCCGACAACGAAAGCACACGAACTGTAAATGAACTTCATCATTTCGATGATCCGAACGATCCTGTCGTTTACATGCTGGCCTCTCCTCTGGTTAAGCGTTCTAGCAGGGGACGTACAGAACGTGTCGGTTACCTGCGTGAAGCGGTCGATGAACTCATCAAGACCGTGTCCAACTACGTAGGTTCCGGTGAAACCATTCTCTGCGGCGACAACGCACCTCTGCCGGTTGGCACTATCGCTGAAGGTGTGTTCTCCCGTGTAAACAATGTTCTGGCTGATCTGCCTACGTGCATTACGCTGGACGATGATGGATTAGCGGTTGAACAGGACGTTATCTACGCCGACGATGAGCGTACCGTCCGTATCGACGATCTGATTACTGTTAAGATGTACTCAGACGTTACAACTGATCTGCTGGGCGAAGGTGAGGAAGGATTCAACGAAGTATCCCTGTACCTGAACTTCGTTGTGCATATCAACGTTGCAGGCATCATCGCCAAACCTGATCTGGCCGAGAAAACGCTGCTCAACCACATCAAGTATCTGGAACGCCGCCTGGAAGCTTCCGAACTTGAAGGTTCTATCGGAATTACGCTGCGTAGTCGTGACATGGTATCCGCGCCGGTGTTTGCCGTATACGAAACCCTGTACAACATGGCTAACGGCGAAACGTTTCGCGTAGAAAATATTTCTGTAAACTCTGATGAGACAATCGCGCAACACCTGTTCGATCTGAACGGTTGTGACGGTGACTTCGACCGTGAATCCTATATCGATGCTTTCATGGGTGACGAAACCGACGTGCTGTTCGTAGTTAGAAGCCGGAAAGTTACTGACTGAAAAACTGTAAACTGTGGGTTAGCTTGAGACAACAAGTTGCACACACTAATATAGTGATCTGATTCACAACACATGGAGTTTTGTCATGGCTAAAGAACGAGTAGCCCGTTCAACAAAACGTCTGTCCCGTACAGACAAAATCGTGAAGCGCCTGCGTGGTATCGAGGCTAAGGTTAAGCTGAAAGTTTCAGCTATCACCTTCAACGCCGCCCTGATGACCAAGGTTCCGACTCAGATCAACGGCTTCATCGTTGAAATGACCGACACCGACGTTATCTTCCGCCACAAGCGCACCAACGCAAGTAAGCGCATGGTGGTATCACGTTTCGCAATGAGTGACGTACTCGAAGTGTTCGGTAGCGTGGGTGAACCGAGTCAGATCACTGTCATGGCTGAGCAGGTTGTATCCGAAGCGGCTGGTACTCTGGTTGAACGTGGTAGCGACTCTATCACTCTGCGTACACCGGAAGGCGAAACCGTTGTAATGCGCTCTGCTGAAGGCGTTCGCCTCGTAGTTAGCGTGGATGAAGAATCTGCCGTCGGTGTCGGTGGTGGTAGCAAGAAGTCTTCCAAGAAGTCTTCCAAGAAAGCGGACAAGAAGCCTGCGAAGAAAGTAGGTAAGAAGTCCAAGAAGTCCTCTGACGATGACGATGATCTGTAAGCAGTAGAAACTGTAAACTGTAAATCGTTAGACGTAAGATCAAAACTGTAAATGTTTCAAACAAACCCGTAAGACCAAACCAATCTGGAGTTACTACCATGGCTAAGAAGTCCGCTAAGAAGTCTGTAAAGAAAGCTTCTCTGAAAATCGACCTGAATGGTTACATGGCCTTGGGCCTTCTGACCATCATGCAGGCTCTAGGCGAAGCCGGCGTCGAAACCCTCGAAGAGGCTATCGAAGTCGTATCCTCTGAAATCCCGGAAGAGCTTCTGGCTGAAGCCGAAGAGTCCGACGAAGACGACGAGGAAGACGACGAGGAAGACGACGAGGAAGAAGACGACGAGGAAGACGACGAAGACGACGAAGACGACGACGACGACTTCGACGAGGAAGACGACGACGAGGACGACGACGAGGACGACGACGAGGACGACGACGAGGACGACGACGAAGACGAAGATGACGAAGACGAAGAAGACGAAGATGACGAAGACGAAGACTAATTAAGTCTGCGCCGCATCCGTCGACCTAGCATCGGCATCTGAGTAAACCTGGGAGACTTTAGTTAGTCTCCCATTTTTGAAACTGAATTCGCTAATTCAACAGCACTAAATCAAAACTCCCTTCAATAAGGAATAGCAATCATGGCTAAGAACGACGTTACCGTAAACCAGAAGAAAGAAGTTGCAAAGCTGCGTACCCTGACCCGCAAAGTCGAAGCCCTGGAAAAGAACCTGGATAAGATCGTTACCGGTATCGCTGATGTGAAAGGCCAGATCGCCGAGCAGATCGACTTCGTTGAAGGTCTGAGTGAAGACGGTGCTGCCTCTCCGGCTAAAGGCAAGAAAGGCAAGAAAGCTGCCAAAGAAGAAAAGGTAGAAAAGAAAAGCAAGAAAGCTGACAAGAAAGCTGCCAAAGAAGAAAAGGTAGAAAAGAAAGGAAATAAAGCTGGCAAGAAAGCCGAAAAAGCGGCTTCCAAGAAAGCAAGCAAGAAAGCTTCCGGTAAGAAAGGTAAGAAAGCCGCCAAGTCCGACGACTTCGACGACTTCGACGACCTGAACGATTAAGTTATCGGCTTCGCCGAATAACTCCTAATCAGTTGAGTACCCGCTATATGCTGTCGTGTATAGCGGGTATTTTTGTTTTTAGTCTCACAAAAGGGAAGCGGCATGAACTGGAAACATTCTCTTTACGACATCTACTGTTTGTCATTTGGTCAGAGCTATACTTATTCGGAAGCTCACCGTATTCTGTCCGAACTCAAACAGGATCGCCTGTTCTCATTGGCCACTGTTCGTGCAGAAGGTAAACGCTCACAGGGTAAGATCCTGGATCATAAGAACCAGCTTAATGATCTGGCCAAGAAGTCTGAACTCAGTAACCCAGAACGTGCCGATCAACGCCGTTCTGAAGCAGCAGTTCTGGAAACCGATGCACGTTACGCTATCACCCGTCCCAGCATTAAGATGTGTCTGCTGGAACTCTCTTTCATCGATAAGTGTTTATCGTTTATCGATCCTTCAATGTTGTTGCACCCTACGCCTGCGGTAGCCTACCAGATTGCACAACCTCTGGAATATGCGATGCAGTATATCGACTCTACGATGCTTCGTGACGTACAAGTGTTTGATCTTGAGCGGAATATTCGTATCAACCCGTACCGTGATAGTATTACCTCTGCCCTGACGAACCCAGGTGACCAGACTAACAGCCCGTTCGATAAGTTTATCGACATCGTGTCCGAGCGTTACTCCAATATCGGCAACTGCCACTTCATCAAACAAGGCACCGAAGTAGAAATGTGGAATCGTCTGCAAGATACGGTTACCGATCTGGCACTGGACTACGATCAAGCCTTGTCCGATAATACTGTAAAGTTATTAGAGCTGGTGAATGAAGCAACAGGCCAGCTTTTGCTTAAAGGTTACACACAATGACAATCGCAACCCCGTTTGAGTCACTGCTTGAAGAAGCCGTAGCGTTGAAGCTCCAACTGGAAGACTTCCGTTCGGCTACCTATCACATTGTTTCCTATCAGCATGAGAACGAGACGTACAACTTCGTAGCCTCGTTCGATCTGGAAGCGATGGACTTTACGTATACTCTTTGCAATGCCGACTTCGCAAACATCCGCACCATCGACCAAGTGCCGCCAGAAGTGCTGGCACAGTACGGTATCTTTGTTAACAACATGCAGGAGTACAAGAAAGGCGGTGAGAATGCTTATGCTCAGAACACCGTTAAATCAAACCCGAATGTACTTCCTCGTAGGCATGTCGATGAGCCGGTAGATGATTCGGATTACGCTCTGTAGGTGATATGATGGCTAAAGCACAAAAATCAGCTAGCCGTGCCAAGCCCAAAGAGTCTTCCGCAAAACGGGAGGCTCGTTTGCGTTCTAAGCGCATAGCTTCTGGCAAGGCCCAAACCATTCATAAGACGAACCGACGTGCTGGTGAGCGACTTGCTAAAGGCATGCCGTATCGACTGAAACCGTTGCAGTCTATGGAGGTGAGACAACCTAACCAAGACGAAATGCTACGCAAGGGTATGTCGCTACGGCAGTTGGTTCGTGCAACGCCTCGTTATTTTATCAACTCTGCCGTAGACGTTCATCTACGTAAGGTGCAGACGAAGAAGACAGCCACTGGCCGCCCCGTTTTGTACGGTCAAGCTGTTACTGCCGACCACTATCGGGCTGACAGGGTAAGACGAATACACGAAGTCTATATCGTCGGTATGGATGACGATGATACCAAGCCTGTGACACGACACAAGCACGTCCTAATTCAGTGTTCCTGTGAACGGTATGTGTACTACTTTGAGTATGCCAATGCGGTTCACGGTGCGGCCCGTTTAATTTACTCGAACGGCAATGCACCAGTCGTAACCAACCCAGGTCTAGCGCCAGGGTGCTGTAAGCACCTAATCGCCCTGGCTAAATATGGTATAGAAGAAGAGGTCTAGTATGACTACCGCAACAATGTACGATGAGTATTACCCGACTCAGTCCTTAATCTTTAAGGGCGCTACCGGCGACAAGGTCTACAATCTACAAAAGGACCTCAAACGTGCAGGGTTGCTCAGTGCATCCGACGTTAAAGGTTACTTCGACGATAAGACCTATCAGGTTATCCGCGAAGTTCAGAAATCTTCCGATCTGGTCGTCGACGGTATCGTCGGTAAGAAGACACTGGCT